TCTCACTCGAGTGACTACCACTGGCACCGGTGGATTCTTTCAATCGGGAGAGGTCGTCACGGGCGCCACCTCAGGAAAGGTTGCAACAATCAACGTCGCTTCGCGACCGGCGGTGAGAGAGTACACCGGAGACGTAATATATACTGAGAATAGAACCGCCGTCACGCGTAGCCAGTACCAAGTCGAGGACATCAAGCTAGTGGTTAAATTCTAATGGCATCTCAAGCTAACACCGAGTCGCTGACGACGAATCTGAACGTCACGCCGTACTATGACGACTTCGACGAAACGAAGAACTTTCATCGCATTCTGTTTCGCCCAGGTCTGGCAGTGCAGGCGCGCGAGCTTACGCAGATGCAGTCGATCCTGCAGAATCAGATCGACCGCTTCGCCGAGCACATCTTCAAGGAAGGCAGCGCGGTTCGCGGTAGCGCAGTAAACTTTGATAAAGATCTGGTCTACGTAAAGCTGAGAAACAATAGTTCTACAGGTAGTTCGGTCAACGTTCAGAGCTTTCTCGATAAAACTATCACAGGTAGTACAAATAAAGTCAAGGCCAGGGTCATAAAGGTTACTGACGGGTCGGAGGCAAATACACCAAACTTTAAGACTCTTTTTGTTAAGTATACGCAGGCTAACGGTTCTATTCGAACATTCGCCAACGGCGAGATCATAACTGCATCTGGCGGGCTGAGCGCGAATCTAATCTCTGCTGCGGCTACAGGTTTCAGTTCACTAGTCAAGATCGACAGCGGCGTCGTCTTTGCTAAAGATCACTTCATCAGAATCGATGAGCAGGCCATCATTCTCGATAAGTACTCGTCTAACTCGACCTATCGCATTGGTTATGAGATCGCCGAGAGTATCGTCACTGAGTCGTCAGACACGACTCTTCTCGATCCAGCGTCTGGATCTTTCAACTACACTGCGCCTGGAGCCGCACGCCTCAAGCTGGTTGCAACACTTACTAAGAAATCGTCTAGCGAGACTTCGACCAATAACTTTGTCGAGGTGATGACGATTAAGAACGGTGTGATACAGACAAAATCTGACGAGCCTCGCTACAACCAGCTCGAGGACTATGTCGCCGGTCGACTGTATGACCAGTCTGGTAACTTTGTGGTCGAGGGTATGATTCCTCGACTCAGAGAGCATAAGCTTTCATCCAATAACCAGGGCGTGTACACGTCGGCCCTCGGTGGAAACACAGATCAACTTGTGATCGAGACTGGTCCCGGTCGTGCATATGTTTTGGGCTACGAGAAGAAGCTTCTCGTGAGCGATAGGCAGACTATAGACAAGGGCATAGACTTTGCGTCGGTCGAGCAGGTGACTACTCCGTTCGACTACGGCAACTACATTACAGTCGACAATGTCTCTGGAACCTGGGACGTCAATTCCCAGTCTACGGTTACACTAAGAGACACACAGGCAAACAGCATATCGACCAGGAATTACTCTCTAACTTCATCCGCGGGTTCGTCTCTCGGTTCTGCAAGAGTCAGAGCCATCACGCACGTCAGCGGTACGCCTGGACTGCCATCGGCTCAATACAGAGTGTATCTCTCTGATGTAAAAATCACAACCGGCGGAAAGAGTTTTGGAAACGTACAGAGCATCGCGTCTTCTTCAGGCAATGCAAATGGTCGAGCCGACATCGTTGGCGCGACTGGTAGTCAAGCAGCACTTACCGACTCTCTCTACGATCGCGGCGTTTTCAATCTTCCCTACTACGCTATTAAGAAGCTTCGAGCCACTGACTCTACAGTAGATACTGACTTTGTTTTTATCAAGTCTTTCAACATAACTTTCAATAGTACTGGTTCGGCGACCATCTCAAGCGGCGCTGCGTCCGAGACTTTCAGTGGTAGCGGCACGCTTTCAACTGCCCTGGGCCGCGAAAGGTACTATGTGGTAGCTACTAGTTCAGCTAACGGCGCGACTCTTACGGGTACAGTCTCTACGACCGCCTCTTCAAACACCGTCACCGGCAGCTCGACTACCTTCACTACTCAGGTAAATGCAGGCGATCTTATACAGATTGTAGGATACTCAAACACGCACCTGGTCACCGAAGTCACGAATAACACTTCTCTAAAGGTTCTTAATCCGATCAATAGCGTGAGCGGCTCGGGCCTCTCTGGCAAGGGCTTCTTTAAGCAGTTTAAGCAGGGTCAGGTCCTCGACTTTGGTGGGTATGGTAGGAATGGCGCGAGGTCCGTTTCCGTACCGTCAACTACAACGACTACTTTAAATATCAACGAAACGATAAACTCTCCGTCCTCACTAACGGCTACTGCAGTCGCACGGCTCACTAAAGTGGATGCGCAAGAAGCCTCGAAAACAGTCAATCGCAATCGCTTTGTGCAGGTTCGCGTAGGATCTGGCGGAGGTACTTCGTATGTAGCCAACACTACTGGCCCGTGGCCTCTCGGTCTGTCTGACGGCTTCAAGCTCGTCTCGGTTAGAAAGAAGAGTGGCTCAAACTTCTCGGCCGTGTCCGACGGCAGCGACGTAACTTCAGACTTTACTCTAGATACCGGTATGCGCGACAGCTACTACGACCACGCGCGTCTCGTTAAGAAGCCGACTAGCAGTCTATCGATAACTTCCGGTGATCGTCTTCTAGTCAAGTTTGATTACTTCACTCACAGCTACTCAACTGGAGTCGGTTACTTCTCAGTCGATTCATATCCGGTCAATGACTCAACGGCTGGTAGCGATACGACAAAGATCTTTACTTATGAGATACCAATATATACGTCTCCATCAAAGATCGGAATATTCGATCTTAGGAATGCGATCGACATTCGCCCTAGGACCACTGATACTGCAAATAGCGTAACTACTCTAACAAACATCTCGATCAATCCCCTCACCTCGACATCCATCGACCAGCCCTCCGGCGGCCTGAGGTTTGCATACCCAGCCACCGACTTCACTGCCGATTTGGACTACTACCTGAGCCGTCGAGATCGCGTGGTGCTAGATAGAAATGGCATTTTTACAGCTATACGCGGTACACCAAACCTAGTGCCAATGACTCCAGACGAGCCGAAAGACGCTATGACGCTTGCGACAATCCAAATCGTGCCGTATCCTTCGATCTCTCAAGATGTAGCTAAGACGGTTGATAGATACGACCTGGCGGCTAAGGTCACTCCAGTAAGAAATCCTCGGTATACTATGCGCGACATCGCGACTCTTCAGACGCGTATCGAGAACCTAGAGTACTACACCACGCTCAACATCATGGAGTCTGCAACTAAGAATCTTGAGATACCTGACTCAAGTGGTCTCAATCGGTTTAAGAACGGAATCGTAGTCGACAAGTTTTCTGGCCACAACATCGGCGACGTTCGAAATTTAGATTATAAGATCAGTATAGATAAGCTGACGGGTGAGGCACGTCCGACTTTTAAGCTCGATAACGCCGAGCTCTTCTTCAACGCAGCCAACTCCTCGAGCACGGTGCGAACTAACTTTACGGTCGGCGGTGTGTCTCGTGATCAGACCATCTTTGTCTCGAACAGCGCTCAAAACTTCTCTAACGGGGAGGTTGTGACCGCCGGTGGGACTACAGCGACTCTTCGGTACAAGGTCAATAATAGGCTATACGTAGAAGCTGCTACTGGAAATTTCTCTGCCGGATCCACAGCAGTCGGCGGTACTTCTGGAGCTACGTCGACTATATCATCCGTCTCGACGACGACACCGGGCGACATACTTACTCTGCCGTACACACACGAAATTGTCGTTAATCAACCGTTCGCAACTACTACTCGAAACGCTACCGGTCTATTCTATACCTGGGAAGGTCGCGTTGTTCTCAATCCAGACAACGATTACTGGGTAGATACGACTCAGCGTCCCGATGTAACGGTCAATCAGGATCTGTTCTCCGATGGTATTGCCCGCGGCTTAAATAATAACGTCTTTGGCACCGAGTGGGGTAGCTGGGATACTGTAGCTGCTTCGCGAAGAATCGAGACGCTAAACTGGAATAACGGTACTGCCGGATGGACGAGCGGCGGCGCGACGCTCGACGCGTTTAATCAGGCGGCGGCAAGAGGCGTCACTGCTAGAGAATTTGCTCTAGATAATGGTCTTCAGTGGATAGGTGAAATCGAGACACAGGACCAAGTTCGTGCCGGCGTCAATCGCCAAGTAGTTCCAGTCACTAGGACTACTAATCTCGGCCCGCGCATCACCGATGTTACCATCCAACCATTCATGCGATCGAGAGTCATCAATCTGTCAATCGTCGGTGTGAAGCCTAATGCTAAGCTGTACAGTTTCTTCGACGACACTGACGTAACTGCGTACGTTACTCCGACGAACAGCTCTTTTGCTAACACCGCGGCTGAGGGCGGGACGCTTCGTGCCGGCACAGATGGAAGAGCTTATGCTCGATTCAGAGTACCGTCAGACGGCGCCCTAAGATTTAGGACTGGTGAGAAGAAGCTGAGAGTAACTGACAGCCCGACTAATGAAACTGAACCGGGTCTCGTCACGACATTCGCCGAGGGTACATATGCCTCTCAGGGACTCAATGTTCAGCAGGAAAATGTGATCCTAGCTACTAGAATCGCAGATCTTCAAGAAACGCAATTGACTGAAAGTAGGCAAGTCGAGAATCTCACAGGGCAGGGAGATCCAATCGCGCAGTCGTTCAAGATTGACACTCCGTCGTTCGGTAGAGTTGACGGTCCCGGATGCTTCTTGACTAAGATCGATCTATTCTTCGCTGAGAAAGACGCAACTTTAGAATGCATGGTCCAACTCAGAGAGATCGATCCTAACAGCTTCCTCATCACTGAGCGCGCCCTGCCGTTCAGTACGGTCTTCCTATCGCCCTCGCAGATCAATACGAGCACTGACGGCTCCGCTCCGACTCCGGTGTACTTCAACGCTCCGATATACGTACAGAATCAGAGAGACTATGCTGTAGTGATAAAACCGGTTGGAAACAGTCCGGACTTCAGGCTGTTCACGGCGCGGCTCGGTGAAGAAGACTTGATCACCGGCAACCGCATCACTTCGCAGCCTGCTGCCGGCATGCTATTCGCTTCGTCGAACGATAGGCAGTACTCGCCCGTACAGACTGAAGACTTGAAGTTTAAACTGTACGCGGCTAACTTCGATAAGACGGTGACAGGTACTGCTATATTCAAGAACGAGCTGCGCGACTATATGACGATCGCGAACGTCTCGGCCGGCTTCA